TCCGACTTCCATTCCCAAGAAACGATAATGCAGGACGTAACGTACATTTACTGGAGCACTCGCCCCGCGCATCGTAGACGCGTAATCCAGGCCAAAATCTGTTATGAATCCAGCGTCGCGCGGGTTGGGATAGAGGACGTTGGGCACGGCTTTCCAGCTCGCCGCGATTTCGTCCACGTCTTTTATGGTCACGCCGGATATGGACAGGGCCGCGATGGCGTTGGTGATGTTAGCCAGATTCAGCGAGAATGTCATGTCCGGTTCCTATAGTGCTTAATAACTTCCAGCGCCCAAGTGGGCACATCCTCGGGGCGTATCACGATGCCGCCGGATGTAACGGTTATTTTTCCGGCGTTGGTCTGCCCCGCCCTGTTCGCGTTGAACGACTGCACCGTGGCCATGACTGCCCCGTGGATGTCTTTTGGCACGGAGGGATAACCAGCCTTCCCAACAACCTTTAAACCTTTCGTCACTAGGGGGAAATATTTGCTCGATAATGTGGGGATGATCGCAAGTTCATTGTATGGTTTGCCGGTGAGAGACGCGTTATATGGCAGCAGTTCATAGTCCACATCAACTGTCAGGGCCGTGTAACTCCGCAGGCCTTCATAGTCGACTGATACGCTCGTAACCGAGGCCATATTATCTATTTTTGCCGATATTGTGCTGATCGGCGTGTAATAACGCGTTGCGTCCGCCGATTCTTTATAGAATATACATCCGGTCTCTTGGTCGAAAAAGCGGCTGACGACCTCGATCAATTCCGACAATACGTCATCATCGCTGGTATCCGTTCCAACGCCCCCACTCAGACCCCGAACCGCGATCCAGGCCTTATATTCGGCAAGTGTAGCATACCCATTGGTGATCGTATAGGACATTTATTCCTTCTTGGACCTTCTCTTCGGCTTAGCTTCCGGTCTCGCGACAGGATTGTCGCTTTGCAAATCTAAGTTCATTTCTGCCAACAGGATAGCTTTTCTGTTTTCTAGCAGCCATTGACCCATCGAATCGTCTACTTCATAGACGTTTCCGGGCACCAAGATGGTCACAGTTTCGCGGCCGGGAAAAGAAACCGCAGAGACATTTACGCCTTGATAATATTCAAGCATTTTTACTTTCATCTTTTCTCCAATCTCTCCAATCTCCGCGCGGGACGACCTTCTCCGATAGATACGTATCCTCGCTGATATTGAGGATGCGCACGTCTCGCATCATGTGTGAACAATCGAGCAGATCAAGCTCTTCCCAGTAGAAATCGCTCGCGGGGTCATAGTCGGCCAAGCCCCAGAAATGCTCCTTGCGCGCGCCCAATTTGTGCTGGATGCCGATCAACAATATCGTTTTGAAGCCCAGCCACCAAGCAATTTGCAGAGCGGCGCCCCAAATGCGGCGATAGGTAATTCCAAACTCGGTCAGGGCCTTCTTTTGGTTTGCCGATTGGCCGCCGATGTAAAGGTCTATTCCGGGGCGGTGCTTGAATCTGTAGATATTCTCACCCTTTGCCTCGTCGAAATCAGGGGTTGGAATAAACTTCGCAACGCTGGAATAGGAGGCTATTACTTCTTGCCATATTGGGACGACTTCCGCCACCCCGCGATCTACCCAGACATAATAGTCGGGTTTCCATTTGGGGTATCGGTGTATCGTGTTGATGCCGATGGATCGACAGGAAAATTGTTCGGGCGGCGTCAGCGGTAAATTGGGACCCGGCGCGGCAATAATACAGGTCTCTCCGCTATGAAGATTGTAAAGGTTCTGCAACATATTTACGCCAATCATCGCGGGGCAAGATTTCTTCGGGGACATAGGTATTCGGGCTAATATTTAGCATCTCGACTTTCATTTCCTCGCGCAGTGTCTTATAGCCCATAAACCACTCGTCCAACGGCGCATCCGCGTTGATGCAATGATCCACGCCCCAGAAATGATTTTGCGCTCGGCGCGGCTTGTGTTCCATGCCGATAACGAGCATTCTCGAAAAGCCCATAAAATAGGCCAGCTGCATCGCAATGTGCATTACACAGCCATAGGTAATTCCGGGCAAGGAGAGAAAATCTCTAGGCCACAAACTTTCATTGTTCCAGGGCCATAATTTTCCAGGTCTATGATAGAAACGGTAGAAATTTGGCCCTTGCCATTTATCCAGATTGGGGGTCGGGACGAATTTAGGAATGTCGCCATATTTCTCGACGATTTCCTCCCCAAACTCCCACATCACTCGGCTATCTACGGCTGTGTAGTAGGTTGGCCGCCAGGTCGCATATTTGCAAATCGTGTTCATCCCAAAAGAGGGATAATCGAACCATTCGGGTGGCGTCTCTTTTAGATTCGGGGCGTTGCCAACCAGAAGAACGGTCGCGCCTGAATGTAAATTGTTAAAATCCGATAGTTCCATTCCACGAAATGGCTTACTAGGGTTCGAGCATCAAGATCACTTGCAGGCTGTATTGACCAGCCTCGGTGGCCGCGATCCCCGTATGGCGCGCAAACAAACTGTTTCCCGCCGCCAATCGGGTGGCGGCTAATGTCGCGCTGGTATAAGCCCCTACCGCCTTGGACGCCTCCAGGGCCGTTGCGGCGACGATATCGTCGCCGCCCGCAGTGGTGCCGAGCGAAAAGTTAGCATCCGCCGCGCCCGCGGTATCGGTCGCTTCTTGGTAAATCGCCTGGACGGAAACAAGTTCCGCGTCAGTAGGCAAATTGGCGGCCAGACATTCGTCTACGGTCGTACCTGAACCATTGTCGATATTGAATGTCTGGGAACGTAAGACGGTATACCGCTGATTGCCGCGCGCGATATATGGATATTTCGAACTGGACATGATTTACTCCTTTGCCTCCCCTCGGCGGTATGGGCTGAACTGGCTTGGCCGCCGAGGATCAGGCTCTCAAATATCAGAGTGTCTTTGGGTTTTGTTAAAGATTTTGCTATACCGCGACGTAATAAGAGATGGCGCTCGCCTCTGTATCACGATACGCCAAGCCGCAGCGCATCAACCCCACAATCTCCCAGGAATCTGAGCGCGGAACGCGGGTCGTCTCGATGGTCATGCGCCGTTTATAGGCGAACTTCCATTGGTCGAAACGGACGGCCAAGATCGCGCCATAGGCGTTGTTTGAAGCGGTGTCCTGATCGACCTTGCCGGCCGAGTTCACCTTGCGCTCATAGCCGGATGAGCTGGACATCTTGTGCATCTGGAAGGATGGGACGATCTTGTAGCCGTAGATGCCGGTCAAGAATCCATTCTCGATAGTGGCGGGACCGAACACATCGCGGGTCTTCACTTCCGGCAGCTCGAGTGCCTTCCAGTGAGTGTTGAAGTCGACAATAAAAGACACCTGCGAAGGATCGGAGCCGGCCAATCCGGCCGTGCCCAGGAGCTTTAGCGTGTCTTTATAGTCACTGACTACTAACGCGCCGGCCGCCGAACGGCTATTGGCGGTATTGGTCACGAGCGCCAGTTTGCGGAAACCGTCCCACACCAAGAAGTAATCGGTGCTGGCAGGGGTGCCAGCGATGTCGTTGACGTTTTTGTTTGCGGATGTTTCCACGTCGCCGTCGATCACCGCCGATTCCAGGTATTCATTGCCGCTCTTCTCCAGCTGGTCGCGAAGTTGCGGGGCAAAGCGCACCAGTTCATCCTCGGTCATCTCGCCGGAGTACATGCCGCGCGCCCCCAGCTTGGAAACGGTGATGTTCTTGCTAGAAGTGGCAATTTGTGAGGCGGTGATCGTGGCCGCGGGAGTGCCCATCGTGGCATCCGCAGCGGTCACTTCGGCCACCTTATACCAGGTCAAATCGGTGGACTCCAGTGGAATAGTCTCGTTGGAGTATCCGTCCGGGATGACCATAGACGGAATTTTGCTGACTACGTTATTGTCAGCACGAATCTTTCGCCACAGTTCGTTGGAATATTCTGCTCCGACCCAGTCGGAGCCAATCCCAGACCCACCGGTATACATCGGGTCGGTCGCGGCCTTGATTGCAGCCTCGACGGCTTCTTTGGTCGGGTCGATATTCGTGGCGGTCAAAGCCTTGAAGGCGTTCTTTACATAGGCTACGGCCTTGCGGCCTTCCTCGGTGTTGTCGTCCTTCATATCCGCCACACGCAAACTCAGGGCTTTATATGCCCCTGGAGATACAGCGATATCCATTCCGGCGCGCTGGAAAGCTTTGGCAACGTCGATGCAGAGTGCCAGCTCCGCGCCCGACAGATTGTCGTATTTGGCCGTATCCGAATAATGCAGCTGGAACGGCACCTCGAAAGGTGGGCGGCGATTCTCGGATTCCCATTTCTTGCGGGCTTCGGCAATCGCATCCTTGACGAGTGCGTCTTGTTTGCTTTTTGCTGCGGCCTCAGCTTTCGCAGCCTCGACTTCCAACGCGTCTTGGGCCTCCAATTTCCGGGCCTCGGCGGTCAGGTCGTCGATTGCATCCAGGTCGGTCTCGTCCAAGTCGTTCTTGGCCTTATAGGCCTGGAGCGCCTTGCGGATTTCGACAAGGCGGTTATCACGTTCGGTCTTGTTCATTTTTGCGATCCTCTTGCTCTTTCGAGCGTTCTAAGTTTTTGAATTGTTTGGCTTGCCTTTTCTTTGGCGGCCCGGATTCGCGCGCGGTTTGCCTTCTCGGCCTCGCCGTCACCAATATCCTCGGTCATCGCCACGTCCGGGAAGGTCAAGCCGGCCTCCCGATATAACGCTTTCATTACCGGCAGCGCAACTGCCCTGCGGCTTGCCGGTTGTAGATTACCTTCGTCGAGTTCCCACAAAGAAACACCGGCCAGGGGCCATACGGCAATCCGCCCTGGCCTGTTCTTCTCGTAGAAGATATTGCGCGTTCCCACCTGCAATCTCGCCAACAGCCCAATCGAATCGGACGATACTGCGGCCATGCCCTTCTGCGCCGCCTCCCATACGCGCTTCGCCAGTTCTTTCGTTTTGTTCAGTATCACCCGCAGGTGCCACCCATCGGATAGTTTTTGTAGACTTCCAGGAACCGAGTTCCCGATCACTTCTGGCACGGGGTCTATGCTTTTGCCGGATATACCATGTTGATACGTAATCAGCGGGGTTTGGAACGCATGTTCCATGATGTCTGTGTTTTCATCGAAAAATTGTCGGTCGGAGTCCAGGCCTCCGAATGGAATCACGGTAACATCCAACTCCCAGTCGCCCACCGCCTTGATAGCGCATTTGGCGGGCTGTTCCCATTCTTTCGGCAGGGACGATTCAAACCCCTTGCGTTTGGCGAGGGCGGTCAATTTGCGCTTGAAGTCCTCGAACGAGTGTTTGCCTTTATAGCGCCCCCACGAATGGACAGCGTCCATCACGTCTTGCGCGATCACGACATAGAAAGCGCGCTCGTCCGGGAAGACGAAATCGCTATCTTTCAGTTTTTGCCGCTCGGCATAGGATACATTCTTTGCGGCGTCTGGAACATTGGCATATAACGCGCGCATATAAGCCAAAGCCGCCTCGCGGTTTGGGTAGCACTTGAGTTTTTCGCCCAATGAGCCATCTGCATTTTGTTTGTGTACGCAGTGGCTTCCGTTCTCTTCGTGAATCATATATGGCATGGTCGACTCCACCGAAAACAAAAAGCGCGTACCGGCACCAAAATTGGCGTTGTACGCGCTCTTATCTAGCCTTGCGTTCGTTCTGCGCCCCTTTTCGCTTGCCGCTGAAGGGCCTGGCTATCCTGGACGCAGAATTATTCTATTGGTGACTGCTCCCCTCGCTAAAGCGAGGGGCTTCTAGGGATCGAGCCCACGCTCGCCAGCCCGCGAGCGACACTTAGCAAATTGCGCATTCACCTCCCCGCTAAAGCGGGGAGCCCTCTGCGCCTTTTTTATAGTCTGATTATACTACAAAAAGTTTCAACTTAACTTGTAAATTTCCTATCATTTTCTCTCTTTCAGCCAAATATTTACAGCGGCGCGCGCGTGTCTCACTGCGCCGGCCAGATTGTCGGCCACATTTTGCGCGACCGTGCGCCAACCTACCAAACGCGGCTGGTTGGCCTGACCGGAATCGGATTGGGTATAATATGCGCCCCGATCTTGGTTGTAGATCGTCATTCCGTATCCATTGTTCGTCTCGCGCGCTCCATAAGCAGCCGCTGCCGCTCCGGTTCTGTTTTCCACGCCAGGGGTAATATCTCCAGATTTGATATGCGCCATCACATAATGAAATTGTTTCAAACTGAAATATCCTGGAGGAGCGCCATCGCCAGAAACATCTCCATACGCGCTGGCGCGTGAAACGCCCCTATAGGGCGGATAATGCTTCAACCCATGTCTCTCATCGCCTATCAGATATTCTGTAATAGCCTGAAGGGCGATTCGGACAGTTCCGCGCGGGACCTCCCTCAAGAACGCCTGCACCTTGTCAGCTCCTCGAACAACGAAACGTATTTGCATCGCTACTCGGTTATCCAGTCGCCGTTGTCTTTCACCAATCCATGTTGGCATCTTCCGCCAGGGTGGCATTCCAATCCAACCCCGCGCGGGGGAATATAATTTCGGCTCACGAACCAGGAAATACGGTGCCTTTTCCCTTTCAGTGTTTGGCACGTGATGCACGACTCGGCCCCATCCTCTCCGAGAAATGTAACCATGACATCTTTCGAGGCGCGCGCTTTTCCGGTGTTGTACAGCTCCCGCAGGGTCGCAGTATAACCATCTGCCCTCTCTGTGGCCCACGAGAAATAATCGAACCCCGATTCGGAACGCAAGTCTTTCGCTTGCTGGAATAACAGGGCGATATACCCAAATTCGAGTTCAATCCTTCCCTGAAGCCACGTATTGGCGTTTTGGTCTACCGGAAGACTCCCGCCCCCGTCCGTCCAGCCGAGCTCGAACGCCGAGGCAAACGCCTCGACCGTCGCGCGGCGGAAACTATTCTGCGGTGCTGTGATTGGCCTTCCGCTGGTAAAAAAGTCCAATAATGCCCGCG